TATGATTTGCGTATCTATTTGGACTGCTCGTCAGACTAACTCTGGCAATGGTATGCAACCCGATGGATCAATGGGCAATATGTATTCCATGTCCTCACAGCTCATCGCTCGCGTTCGAGGACTTATTGCTCCTTACTTGAGCCCCAATTCTTTGGTGGGCTGATGCCAGCGATAACTACACTTCGCACAACCATAGCAGCGGCTCTTGCCGATAACACAAAATATTCAGTTTATTCTTTTCCACCTGCCACGCCAGTCGCAAACAGTTTAATTCTCACCCCGGCAGACCCTTATCTTGTGCCGACCAATAATGACAGAATTGCCGTTGCTCCAATGGCAAACTTTACTTTGCAGATAATTGTTCCCCTTTTGGATAACGAGGGCAACCTTGCTGGCATCGAAGCTGACATAGTTCGAGTCTTTGCGCTACTAGACGCATCCAGCATTGTTTTTAACGTTGGAAGCGTAAGCGCACCCAGCGTTTTATCTATTGCATCGGGCGACTTGCTCACATGTAATATCGCAATCAGCACCCTGACAGAATGGACATGATCATGACCGATCTAGCACAATGGGAAAAAGAAAACGAAGCGTTCCTGATTAAAATCGGTCAGGTCGCTCCAAAGGCAGAAACAAAACCAACACCTAAGAAAGACGAGGAATAACCTAAATGGCAGTATATCTAGCAAACACAGGGACTCTAACTGTCAACGCGGTTGATCTCTCTACTTTAGTAAGCAACGTAACAATTAACAGATCATTTGACGAATTGGAAATTACGGCTCTTGGAGATTCTGGTCATCGCATGACAAAAGGACTTGAAGCCAGCAGCATTAGTATCGACTTCTACAATGACCCAGAATCAGCAAAAACTCTTGCAACATTAAACTCATCTAGCGTGTGGGGCAACAATGTTGTAGTAACTTTTAAGCAATTTGCTGGGGCTACATCAGCAACAAACCCTCTCTATACTATGACATGCCTTGTAAACAATACAACACCTGTCAATGGTGCAGTTGGAGACCTTTCAACACAATCTGTAACCTGGAACGTATCCGGTACAATCGCAGTAACAACTTCCTAAAAACTAACTAAGGGGCTAACAATGGCAAAACTCAAAGTAACAAGGGCTGATGGACAAGTACAGGAGTTTGAAATATCTCCTATTCTTGAGTACAGCTTTGAACAATATGCCAAAAAAGGCTTTCACAAAGCCTTGATTGAGGATCAGAAGCAGTCAGATGTTTTTTGGCTGTGCTGGGAAGCAATTAGACGTTCGGGTGAAATAGTCAAACCTTTTGGTGAAGATTTTATCTCAACTCTTAAAAATGTTGAGGTGCTTGAATCTGACCCTTTAGTCTAAGGGTGGATAGGAACTCCATCACCTATCTCGCAGCTCGCTTGAGTTACGAGTACGGAGTTCCTTTCCAATCCATCGTGGAACTACCTGCGGTGGTGTTTAAGGCGCACATTGAAGTACTCAAGGATTTGGCAAAGGAGCGAAGCGATGGCAGTAAGAATCGAAATTCGCGGCAACGCTGATTTACGCAAAGCCATGCGCCGCTTTACTCCTGACCTAGAAAAAGCATTAAAGAAAGAAATTAGCGCTGCCTTGCGTCCAGTCGTACGCCAAGCCAAGGGCTTTGTTCCTGCAACTTCTCCCATGTCTGGCTGGGCTGGTCGCTCTTTTAGCGAAGCCAAGTTTCCAACTTACAATGCTGCAATAATTATTGGCGGCATTACTTACAAGACAACACCTAGCAAGATCAATGCAAATGGGTTTAGTTCAATGGCTAGCGTTCAAAACAATAGCCGAGTGGGTGCAATCTTTGAAAGCGCTGGTCGAAATGGTAATCAAGGTCAGCCTTGGGTTGGTCCTAAAGCCAATAGCAGAAGCAACAAGGTTAGCAAGTCGAGTAACCCTAAAGCCGGTCAGCAATTCATTGCAAACCTTCCACCGCTAGTCTCAAGCCTTAAAGGTCGAGGAAGACTTATCTACCGCGCTTGGGCTGCTAACCGTGGACTTGCAGAAGGCGCAACAATGAAGGCAATAGATAAAGCCTTAACTGAATTTAGAGCTAACGCAGCCAAGGGCAAATTAGGAAAGGCAGCGTAATGGCATTTAAAGAAGAAATTCTGATTGGCTCAAAAGCCGATACTAGAGGATTTAAGAAAGCCGAGACAGCGGCTCACAAACTACAGCGCCAGATTAAAAGCCTTGGCGCAACCATAGGCTTAAGCCTTGGAACAGCCGCAGTTATAAATTTTGGCAAAGCGTCTGTTAAAGCCTTTGCAGCAGATCAGGCAGCAGCTACTCGATTAGCAGGAGCAGTCAATAATCTTGGGCTATCCATGTCGAACCCTGCAATAGCTCGGTTTATTACAAACCTTGAGAAAACATCGGGCGTGGCAGATGATTCATTGCGTCCAGCCTTCCAAGCATTGCTCACCACTACTGGTGATTTAGTTCAATCTCAAACTATGTTGAGAGATGCAATTGATATCTCTAGAGGTTCAGGAATTGAACTTACAACCGTTGCGCAAGATTTAGCCAATGCTTTTGTTGGAAATACAAAAGGGCTCAAGAAATACAATCTTGGTCTGACACAAACTCAATTAAAAACAATGAGCGTGTACGACATTCAAAAGAAATTAACAGGAGTGTATTCAGGAGCATCAGCAAAATATCTTGAGACTTACGCAGGCAAGATGGAGCGCCTTTCAACAGCCGCAGGGACTGCACAGGAAACAATTGGTGAGGGGCTTGTCAATGCCTTGCTAATTCTTTCTGGGAATACAAGTGCCGCCGGTTTAGCATTAGACATGCAAGAAGTTGCAGACAATACAAAAGAAGCAACAGAAAACTTTGCTACCTTTGTAAAGACTATACTTGGTCCTTTTAGCTTTGCCGCAGGTGTGGTTGCTGCTTTTATTGAAAAAACTCAACCACTTGCCGATTTAGTCTTTGCTGGAGACCCAACAGGCTTTATGAACAAGCCTCGACCACGCGCTCGTAGATTCTTTGCAGGTGGTCAGGATTCTGTAGCAGCAGGACAAGCATCTAGAGCAGCGCGTAAGGCTGAACAAGACAGACTCAAGGCACTTAAAACCAACACAGCAGAATTGAAAAAACAAGCCTTGCTTAAAAAGGCTGGAACAATGTTTGACTTAGAGCAAGCAGGAATTATTGCAGCTCTCAAAGGTAATATATCTGATGAAGAACGCAAGCGCTTGGAACTTCAGTTTGCTTTACTAACAGGAAATACATCAGAAGCCCAGAAACTGACTTACGAGCTTGCTAAGGCTCAAGGCTTGGGCGAACACCTGGCTAACTATCTTGCAAGCCTTCCTGATGCCAAGAATCCTTTTGCTTCATGGGAAGCCTATCTTGATAGAATTATGATTAAAGCTAAAGAAGCTGCAAGCGTAAGCGGTTCAGTTTTAACTATGTCAAGTATGAGTGGTGGCACAGGGGGCAATACAGGAAGTTCCATTTATGTGGGCGGTACTAAAATTGATATACCTTCTACAAACACCGCTAGTTTGCCATCATCTGCCGGAACTGGCAATTCTGGTGGATATGGTCAAGCAACTACCTACGTTGGTGGAACTCCAATTTATGTTCAGATTGATGGCAAGACTATTGCTACTGCTAATCAATCCCAATCACTTTCTGGAATTCCTAGCAACGTAAGTCGAGTTAATGGAATGTTTGCCGGATAATGGCATTACCAGCACAGATAGCCGTTTCCTTTGATTACTCAAACGGCGCTACTTTTGATTATTCAGGATTTGTAATTGGCGATCCTAAATACGGAATTCTTGGCACAAATACTTTAGGCACTTCAACGCTTCCAGAACCAGTCATTGACCTGACTCCTAACGTTTATCAAATATCTATTTCTCGTGGTCGCAACCTTCAACGTGATACTTATGAGGCTGGCACTTGCACAGTTCGAGTATTAGATCCGCTTTCCTATTTTAACCCACAAAACACAGCTTCTCCCTATTACGGATATCTTGCGCCTTTGCGTAAGTTGCGTGTATCGGCTACTACTGCAACAACTCAAAAGTACTTATTTTCTGGATACGTTACAGATTACAAATACACCTACCCAGTAAATCAAGATACTGGCTATGTTGACATCTCATGCACAGATGCTTTTCGCCTATTTCAGTTAGCTAATATTTCAACCGTGGCTTCAAGCCCAGCCGGTCAAACCACTTCAGCCCGTGTGTCAGCAATCCTTAATCAAGTATCTTTCCCTAGTTCTATGCGCACAATCTCAACCGGTCTAAACACCTGTATTGCTGATCCTGGCACAAATAGAACCAGCCTTCAGGCAATTAAGAACGTTGAAATGTCGGAGACCGGCGCGGCATACATGAACGGTTCAGGAACTTTTATATTTAAGAATCGCACAGATGTGATGAACTCTCTTTCCAAGACACCTGTAGCCTTCAATCAATCAGGCGGTATTCCTTATCGCAACCTTGTCTTTGCCTTTGATGACAAGCTCATCATTAACCAAGCCAACTTTGCCCGTGTAGGCGGCTCTACAATCACAGCAACTAACCAAGCATCTATAGATAAGTATTTCCCTCATACTGTTACACAGACTGACCTAGTAGCCGAGACTGATGCCATAGTGACTAATATAGCTCAAGAATATGTGGCTACTAGAGCCGCAACTACTATTCGGATTGACCAGATGGTTGTGGATTTACTTGATCCAACAGTACCAACTGACACAATCATTGGTCTAGATTTCTTTGATAACTTGCTTATAACCAATATCCAGCCTGATGGCTCGACGATTGTCAAGAACCTGCAATACCAGGGCATTAACTGGGAAATCAACGCACAGAAGCTCATGGCAACAATTTCGACCCTTGAACCAATAGCCGATGGTTTCGTGGTTGGAAGCTCGTATTACGGTATAATCGGCACTAATACATTAGGTTACTAGGAGATATAATGGCATCAGGACTACCAGCAGCAACCGGCGATGTTTTAACCGCCGCAACAGTTAATGGTCTTGTGACCTTTACGGTCAATTCAGACGCTACAACCGACTACACAGCCGTCCTTACGGATCAATATCAAGTTTTAGTGCCCATGAATAAGGCAACAGCAGTAGCCTTTAAGATTCCTACTAATGCTTCTGTAGCCTTTCCTGTGGGAACAGCAATCACTATTCTGAACAAGGGTGCTGGAGCAGTCACAATCAGCGCAACTACCTCTGGCACAACCACAGTTCTTTCAGCTGGCACAGTTGCAGCTTCTCCAACCTTGGCTCAATATAAGACAGCCGTTTGCATTAAAACCGCT